GCTCAGAGCCGACCGCATCTGCGTACTTTTTTTTATACGGCGTCTAAAATAGCGACTCAGTCAGCGGCCGTCGATATGGCGAAAAAGAAAGCGAGCAAGCGCTCGACGAAGACGAAGCGAACAAAGAAACGCGCAGCGAAGGCCGAACCGCTCATCGATGAACCGTCATCGCTGAGCGTCAGTGATCAAATCGATCGCGAAGATCTTCGTCGTGCGTTCGAGAAGAGACAGCGCGGCGAGAAGCTCAGCGTCAGAGATCGCGCAGCGATCAAGCGGTTCGAAGACGAAGACGAAGAGCGTCGTCGCTGGGAGTATTATGCGAAGATACCGAAGCGGCATTGGAAGACAATGGCTGGCGAGCCCGGCTTGCCGATGCACGATAGACAGCTCGACGATCAGGCGAGACGTTATGAAATACCGTTTACCGGAGCAGAGATCGACTTGCCCAAAGTCGTGTACGCTCTCCATCGTTTTTTGGCCAAGAACGCGCGAAAGCTTGCCGGCACCGATGACGCCGACGCTTCTATCGCAGGAGCAGCGAGCCCCGGGCTCGAACATTTTCGGCAAGAGCGCGCGCAGCTCGCCGAGCTAAAGCGAAAGCAAGTCGAAGGTGAGCTGATGCCGCGAGAGACGGTTCACGACATACTGACGCGGCTCGCCGAGATGCTCCGGCGAACGGCCGATCGCATTCAGAAGAGTCACGGTCGCGAAGCGTACGAGCTGATCGCCGAGACCGTACAAGAGTGGGAACGACAAATCGATGAGCAGTTCGGAGACAACGGTCAAGCCGAGAACGCGTGAAGCGATCGCCGGCGAAGCGAAGTATCTCGCGAAGCGTGCGATCCCGCCGCGACTTCGCACGATGCGCCAGTTCGCCGAAGACGAGATCGTAATCCCCGACGGTCCGTTCGCCGGTCTTCGGTACTCGTGCGAACGCTTACCGTACGTCGGTCTCTGGTTTGATCTTGTCGACTCTGGTCGCTTTCATCGGTTCGCGGCGCTGGGACCGACACAGAGCGGCAAGACGTTGACATGTTCGCTGATCCCGCTCTTGTATCATCTGTTCGAGATCGAAGAGACGGTCGTCTTCGGTCTGCCGGATATGGATATGGCATACGACAAGTGGATGATCGACATCAAGCCGGTCATCGACGTTACAAAGTACGCCGAGCTGATACCGAAGATTGGTCGCGGCTCGCGCGGCGGCGCGTTCGACTCGATTCGCTTCACGAACGGTGCAACGATGAAGTTTATGACCGGCGGCGGCGGCGACAAGTCGAGAGCCGGCTTCACGAGTCGTGTGATCATCATCACCGAAGTCGACGGCATGGACGAACCCGGTCGCGACAGTCGCGAGACTGACAAGATCTCGCAGATCGAAGCACGGACCGAAGCGTTCGACGTATTCGGCGATCCGCGCGTATATCTCGAATGCACTGTAACGACCGATCGCGGCCGTATCTGGCGCGAGTATGCGAACGGTTCGGCCGGCCGTATCGTCACGCCGTGTCCGTTGTGTGGCGCGTACGTCTCGCCAGAGCGCGAACATCTTCTCGGCTGGCAGGAAGCTGAGACCGAGCTTCAGGCGTTCGAGCGATCGCGGTTCTATTGTCCCGAGTGCGGCGACGCTTGGTCTGATGACGACCGGCGTGTCGCGAACACCGAGTCACAGCTCGTGCATAAAGGGCAAGAGATCGACGCTCGCGGCAAGATCGACGGCGAGCTTCCCGAGACGATGACGGCCGGCTTTCGTTGGTCCGCCGTTCACAATCTCTTGAAGTCGCCGAGCCGGCTCGGTTGGGCTGAGTGGAAGAGCCAGAACGACCCGGACGAAGAAAACAGCGAGAAGGCGCGATGCCAGCAAGATTGGGCGACGCCGTTCACGCCGCCGGATCTTGTGATTACGCCGTTAGAGACGCGCGTCTTGCAACGACGCACGCGACAGCATCCGCGCGGCTTGGTGCCGGCCGGCTTCGATCTTGTCGGCATGCATATTGATCTCGGTAAATATCTTTGTCATTGGATGCTGATGGCAGGCAAAAGCGACGCGACGGCGCAAGTCGTCGACTGGAGCGTGCTCGAAGTACAGACCGACGAGCTCGGCGAGACGAAGGCGCTTCTCGTCGCGCTGAGCGACTTCGCTGAAGTCGTGCGAGCCGGCTTTTTGTCGGAAGATCAGAAGCGCGTCGAGCCGGCCGAAGTGTGGATCGATTGTGGCTGGGCGACCGACGTCGCGTTTGAGTTCTGTCGTCAGCAAGGTCATCCGTTCTATCCGGCGCGCGGTTTCGGCACGTCGTTCGAGAACGGCCGAGCGTACGCTCGCGTTGAGCGTCGCGGTCGCAAGCGCTCGAACATCAGACACGTCGGCGAGGAGTATCACATTGAGTACGTTGAGCGAGAAGGCGTTATCCGTCGATGCGTGAACGCTGACTACTGGAAGACACGCGTTCACGATCAGCTCTCGATGAACGTGAATAGTCCCGGCGCGCTGGCGTTCTATTCTGGCACGCCGAGAGATCATCTCTCTCTCGTGAAGCACTTGACGGCCGAAGAGCAGGAGGTCGAGTTCACGCCGGCACGGGGGACGATCGTCAAGTGGATTAGGAAGCGGCGTAATAATCACGGCTTGGATAATGCGTACAATTGCGCTGCGCTGCTCCATTTGCTCGGCGCGAGATTCGGCGATACAAGCGCAGGAGAGCCGGTCGCGCCAAAAAAGACGGGACGAGCCGGGAGCAAGAGAGTCAAGTCGCCGAGCGTCGGCGGCCGGCCGTATTTCATTCTCGATCGATAAGGAGATCACGATGAGCAAAGCACGAAAGCGGCCGAAGCCGCAACGACAGACGATCAGAGCGAGAGCCGGAACGCTCTCGCCGGGAGAGACGCTCGACGGCGAAGCCGGCGAAGAGATCGAGCCGCGCCGATCTGTGAAGACGGTCACGATCGAGATACCGATCGCGATCACAGACGTCGAAGCGAGCGGCCCGGTCCATCTCGACGTGAACCTATCACGCAAAGACGCCAGCGTGATCGAGAAGATCTTCGTCGGCTTGCGTGAAGAGCATCAGACGCTCTCAAACGGCCATCACGTCGACCGGCGTGTCGATGTGCTTCGCTGGCTCGTCGACGCCGTCGCTGAGCAGCTCTCGACGTAAAGTCCTGGCGAATACGCGCGCCCCGTGACGTACGTGCGCCCCGAGAAATACGAACGATCCGAACGCTTCGGCCTTCCCGTTAGAACATCTCGGCGCCGTGATGCGGTATCTCTGTATCCATCATGGCGCTCACTTCATCAAGTACAGACGCGACCGTTACGGCGCAGTATGAGACGAACTCGACGTATTACATCAACGACAGCGTTGCCGAGTGTCGTCTTTTCTGTGAAGCGTGCGAGTATCTGATCCGACGCACAGTCTCACAAGCTGAGAGCGGCGATGAGTCTGTTCGCGAAGATGTCGAACGCATCGAGCGGCGGCTCTCAGCGGCGCTGAAGTGGCTCGCCGAGAATGACTCAACGTCGTCGCTCGCGTCGTCCCATCCGTCGGTCAAGGTTTTGTCGGTGGAGAACTATACGCGATGAGCAAACGACGCCGGCGATCTCTCGAAGCGGATACGCGCGTCGGGGACGTCTTCGACACGTTGCGCAGCGATTACAACGCGACGCGGCGATCGAGGTATCGTCGAGAACGATCGAACGTACCGTGGAGCGGTGCGTCGGCCGACTATCATCTTCGTTCGGCGACCGATCATTTGCGTCTGATGGAACTTGCGCGAGACATGGATAGGAACGATGTGATCATCGGTCAAGCGATCGATCGCGCCGTCGATAACATCGTCCAGCAAGGCTTTACGCTCGATGCGAACAGCGGCGATCCCGAGCTTGACAAGGCGATTACGGCCGATCATCTCGAATGGGCGAGCGATCCCGATCAATGCGACGCGGCCGGCGAGTTGGCGTACGGGGAAAAGCAATGGCTCGACGAGCGTCAGATGCTAGTCGACGGCGACGTCGTCGAGCTCCCTCTTCGTGAAGGATCGCTTCAGTGCGTCGAAGCGCATCGCGTGCGAACGCCGTCGTCTTCTCGCCGCAAGAACGTCGTCAGCGGTGTCGTGATGAACAAGCGTCGCCGGCGCGAAGAGTACTGGATCACGAAAGAGGAGATCGATCCGCTCAAGCCGCTCGGTCTGATGAGTGAGATCAAGCCGTATCGTGTACGGGACGGCGACGGGAACCGTCAGCTCTTTCACGTGTACAACGCACGGCGAGCGACTCAGACGCGCGGTGTCACGGCACTCGCGCCGCTCTTCGATCTGGCGGCGCAGTTCGAGGACATACAGTTTGCGAAGCTCGTTCAAGAGCAGATCGTCTCTTGTTTTGCGATCTTGCACGAAGTCGACGCCGGCATACGAACATCGAAGGGAGCACAGAAAGGCGAGCAAGAGACCGTGTCGCTTGAAGACGGTACGACGCGAACGATCGAAGGCATTGCGCCGGGGATGGAGATCTTCGGTTCGCCAGGCGCGCGGATGACCGGCTTTTCGCCGAACATTCCACAGCCCGAATACTTTCCCCACGTGCGTCTCGTGCTCACGCTGCTCGGCGTGAATCTCGGTCTTCCACTTGTGCTTCTGATCATGGACGCGAGCGAGACGAACTTCAGCGGATGGCGTGGTGCCGTCGATCAAGCTCGGCTCGGTTTTCGGCGCAATCAATTCGGACTGGAGAACCGTCTTCTCAGGCCGGCGCATCGCTGGCGATGTCGTCGGTTACTAAAGCGAGACCGAGCGGTTCGTCGTTTGCACGAGTCGGGCGCCGTGAACGTCTTTCGTCACGACTGGGTCGCGCCGACTTGGCCGTATATTCAGCCGCTCCAAGATGCTCAGACTGATCTACTCCAGATGCGCAACGCACTCACGTCGCCGCGACGTATACAAGCTGAGCGATCGCGGAATTGGGAAACGATCACCGATGAGATTGTCGAAGACAACGCGCTCGCGATCGAGAAAGCGATGAAGCGGGCCGACAAGATCAATGCGGCGCATGGAGAGCAGAAAGTTCACTGGAGAGAGCTGATCAGCTTGCCGACTCCCGACGGCTTGAACTTAACGGTCGGCGCAAGCGCAGGAGGTCAAAGCGATGGCAGCGAGTCAAGCGACGGTGGACGTCGCGGTTCGACTGAGTGAGATACCGCACGTCGATCAGTACACCGGCATGTATGCCGTACATCCCGAGAGCTTTGAGCGGCTCGTTCAAGTCATCGAGACGACCGACATCGAGACGCACGTGATCGAGTCGAGAGCGGCGATCGAAAAGCGCGACGTGGAAGATCAGATCATGTACGGCGTCGAAGACGGCGTCGCCGAGATCTCGATGATCGGCACGCTGACGAAGTACGGCTCGTCGTTCAGTCAAAATCCTGGCATGGTCAAGCTGAGACGAGCCGTTCGCATGGCAGCCGAAGACACGCGAGTCGCGTCGATTCTCTTGCGAATCGACTCGCCCGGCGGTTCGGTGGCTGGAACGGGCGATCTCGCGGCGGCGGTCGCGCAAGCCGCGAAGACGAAGCCGGTCACGGCATACATAGAAGACATGGGAGCGAGCGGCGCGTATTGGATCGCGTCGCAAGCGAATCGCGTCGTCGCGAACGAGAACGCGATCGTCGGTTCCATCGGCACGTACGCCGTTGTGATGGATTTCAGCGAGCATGCGAAGCGCGTTGGCGTCGAAGTTCATGTTCTCAAGGCCGGCGAGTTCAAAGGCGCCGGCGAGCCGGGGACCAAGATCACCGACGCACAACTCGCTGAGTGGCAGCGAGTCGTTGAGGATCTGAACGAGATCTTCGTACGATCGGTCGCGACCGGTCGATCGATGGGAGTCGAGCAAGTCAAGGCGCTCGCCGACGGTCGCGTTCACGTCGGCGCAAACGCGATGTCGTTGGGCTTGGTCGACGCGATAGAACCGTTGGAGACTACCGTGAAGGCTTTGATCGCGACCGATAAGCGGCCGGCGATCAAGAACGAGGAGGACTCAGTGATGAGTGATAGTCCAGAGCAAGGCGCAACGTCAGCGCAGCTTCGCAAGGCGTTCCCGAACAGTTCGGCCGAGTGGCGAGAACAGATCGTGGAGTCAAATTGTACGCTCGCTGAAGCGACTGAGCTGTACGCGGCCGAACTCGAAGAGCAGCTCGCGAAGGCGAAAGCCGAGAACGCGAAGCTCGAAGAGAAGGTCGCAGCGAGTGAAGAGAAAGACGAGGGCGTCGACGCCGTCGAGACTGACGTTGAAGAGTCGGCCGAGTCGGCAATCGCCGATCCCGTCGCCGAACTCGATCGCGAAGTCGGCGAGCTGATGAAGCGCGGCATCGCGCGACCGAAAGCGGTCGGCATGGTTTGCCAGCGTCGGCCAGAACTTCAAGACGCGTATCTGAAAGCGACGAACAAGGGTCGCAAGGTTCACGCGCTGATCGAAGAGCGGCGAGAGCTGCTCGACGGTTAAGTCGGCGCGGCACAAGTGAAAACAGTCAGAGCCGAGCACGCTCGGCAAAGTAAGGAGGACAATCATGTCAGGACTCGTTAACAACAGCGGCGTCGTGTCGGTTCCGTGCTCGCAAGCGCTCGATCCATACTTGCGCGTCGTGTACGATGCGACGAACGGTCTCGCAGCGGCGGGGCCAGAGGACAAGGAGATCGGCACGCTCGAACGCCGGCATATTGTCAGCGGCGTCGGGACGAACGCGATGGCGTCGGTCGTCGTGTCAACGCCACCCGGCAAGGTTCGGATGGTCGCGGCCGGCGCGATCACTCAGTTCGACATCGCGTACGGCGCCGAAGGCGGCAAGATCGCATCGACGCCGAATCAGAATCCGATCGGTATGGTACTCGAAGCCGCGACGGCTGACGGCGACGAGATTGAAGTCTTGCGCATCCCGGCACTCGCGGCCGGCACGACGCGTGACATTCCCGGCATCGTCATCGAGGACGACTTCATCGGCGACTATCCTGCCGCCGGCACCGGTCTTGATGGTCAAGGTCCGGTGAACTGGACGAAGACCGAGACGAACGGTCTCGGCGTGATCGGCGTCGATGCGCCGAACGGGATTCTCAAGTTTTCGGCCGACGCTGTCGCCGAAGCCGCGACGGCGACGCTCTTTATGGAAAACTCGCCGGTCGACATCGATCAGAATCCGATCTTTATCTGTCGGCTCGCTGTGTATGACATTGGCGACGACGCCGCCGTCGACATCGATTTCGGGCTCGCGAGCGATGATCATGCGACCGACTTCGAGTCAATTGCGTGCTTCGCGGCGTTCCATCTCGATGGCGCTGATCTGTCGCTGAACTGTCACTCGGACGACGGTACGACGGACACGGCGGCGGTCGACTCGACGGTCGATCTGGTAGACGACACCTACTACGACTTTAAGATCGATTGTACGGACAAGAGCGCGGTCACGTTCTGGTATAAAGCGACGACGGCGAACAACTGGACTCAACTCTGTTCGGCGACGACGTTCGACATCGATCAGTATACCGGCGCGCTAACGCCGATCGTGATGGTCGAGAAGACGTCCAACGATTCGACGTTCGACGTTCGGCTCGACTACATCAAAGTGACGGCCGAGCGTACGTGATCGTCGCCGGCATAGTGTGAGAACTTTCATCGCGAGCAAGCTGTTCGCGACGAACAGACAAGGAGGAAAATCATGGCACTTCCATCAAGTGCGATCACGCGGCTCGATCTGTCGGCGACGTTCGAAGAGTTCGATCTCGCGCTGTCGCGGAATCAGTTCATCGGCGCGACTGTCTTTCGGCCGGTCGAAGTCGCCGCGCAAGCGGCCGACGTCGGCAAGGTACCGATCGAAGCGCTTCTGAAAGAGCACGAGACGCGACGCTCTCCTGGCGCCGCGTACAATCGAAGCGACTTCGAGTTCACGACTTTCTCGTATGCTACGCAGGAGCATGGCTGGGAGGAAGTCATCGACGATCGTACGCTGAAGACGTTCGGCGACATCATTCGCATCGAGCCGATCAAGACTCAGCGCGCTATCGATATGGTGCTTCGCAAGTACGAGATCGACGCGGCGACGGTATTGTATGATACGGCGGTTTGGACCGGCGCGTCGCTGACGACGGCCGTCTCGAATCCGTGGTCGACGGTCGCGAGCGGTACGCCGATCGCCGACGTTCACGCCGCAAAAGAGAAGGTGCGGCTCGGTAGCGGTCTTGAGGCGAACGCACTGATCTGCAATCGGACGCAGTTCTGGGAGGCGTTCAAGACTGACGAAGTGACGAATCTGATCAAGTATTGGGGCGGCGACGATCCCAAGAAAGTCAGCGAAGCGACGCTCGCAGCGGCGATGGATCTCGATTATGTGATCGTCGCCGGCGGTATTCGCGACACTGGCAAGCAAGGTCAGGACGTCTCGATCTCGTCGATCTGGTCGGACACGTACGCGATGGTTTGTCGCATTGCGACAACGGCCGATCCTCAAGAGCCGTGCGTCGCTCGTTCGTTCATCTTCAGCGAAGATGGGCCGGCGGCTCCCGGCGGCGGCGGTCAGTTCGCGACGATCGTCGAAGAGTACCGGGAAGAGAACCGGCGCGGCGGCGTGATTCGTGCTCGCACGGATTACGATCAAGTCGTGATGTACAAAGAAGCCGGCCATCTTCTGAGCAGCGTCTCGTGATCGTGATCGTGAGCGGGGAGTCGTGAGTCGCTTCGGTACTGTCTTTGGTGATCGAGGACTTCCGACGCTGATGCGCAACAACGGGCGCAGCGTCGTACATACCGATCTTGACGATACCGAGACGACGCTCACGGCGGCGGTCGGTCCGATCCGGCTTGACGATGTCGAAGATAGTCGCGGTCGGACCGATCGATATGCTCGCTACGTGATCTTTTACGTGTCCGATCTGGCTCACGCGCCGAACGGCTCGAAGTTCACGATCGATAGTGAAGATTGGACCGTACGCGATACCGAGTATGAGTCAGAGACGGCGATACGCGTGACGGTGATTCAGTCGATCGTCGCGAGACGGGCACTCGCCGGTAGAACGAGGGAGCACCTATGACGGCCGCGACAGATCAGCGGCTTCAGCGCATCGAGGAGAAGCTCGGCGAGCTGAAGCCGAATGGGAAGAAAGCGACGATCATACAGATCGCCGCGATTGCGATTGCTGGCGGCGTTGCGCTCGGTAGTGTGTGGAGTCAGCTCGACGGGCGCATCGATTGCGTCGAGCAAGCGCATCTTTTGCACGCCGGCGAGTATCGGGAACACGTTGCTGTGAGCTGTCGTGATATGGAAGAGATGACACAAGCGCGCAAGCGGCTCGACGTGCTCGATCGAACGCTCGACGATCGCATCGACAAGCTCGAACGGCGGCTCGACGGCATTGATCAGAAGCTCCAGCTTTTGGTGAGTAGAGGAAATCCATGACCGACGCGGCCGGCGGCATTACGCTCTCGATTGACTTGTTTCGCACGACGCTCGCGAACTGCGACGCGTGGCAAACATTGACCGAGACCGACAACGCGACCGACGCAAAGGCGAAGACGTATCGATGGGCGTTGCCGAGACCGGCCAGCGGCAACGAGCACTCGCGGAGCGAGCTTGAGGGATACCGGCCGTACTGTCTCGTCGGCGTGTCGCCGGAAGGCGGCTATTCGAGAACAATGGATTCGAGTGGCATGGGACACGCGTATATGGGCAGCGGTCTTCTCGACGTGTTACTCGTGCGATCGATACCGACTGACGAGATCGACGACGAAGCCGAAGCCGATCTGACATGGGGCAATTATGTTGGTGAGATCGTCGATGATCTGTGCGGACTTGGCGGCGTTGGCGGTTATCTGGCGATGACGGCCGCGCGTGTTGCGCTGGGGCCGTATCGATCTCCCGACGACGTCATCGAAGCGGAAGGGTACTGGCAAGCGGCGCAGCTTGCGGTGGAGTGGTAATAGTGTCGTGGATGTACTTCAAGACGATCACGTACGCGCCGCCGATCAATGCGCGGCTTGTGCGACGTGCGCAGCGCGAAGCATTCAGATCGGCCGCGAAGTTCTGGCATCGAAGTATCCGACCGAAACATTTCAAGATGAGCGCGTTCAACGAGTACGACTACGCGAAGCGATCGCCAGAGTACGAGAAGCGCAAGCGAAAAAAGAAGCATCACAATCTCCCGCTTGTGATGACCGGTAAGAGTCGACAGCTCTCGCGCATGCATCGGATCACGGCGACGTACAAAGGCGCGAGGATTACGATGAACGTCCCGGCGCTGAACTTGGTTCGCGTCGAGCAAGGCGGTCGCGCTGGTGCGCCGGCGCCGGCTGCTCGTATGACCGATCTTCGGACCGGCCGCGAAGAGTTCGAACAGTTTTCAAGCGAAGACGAGCGGCGCGTCGTGAAGCACTTCGCACGGCAAGTCGATCAGAGCTTGAGAGCTGAAGGTCGATCAAGTCGTATCAAAAGAGTAAAGCTCGTTTCGGCGGGCATGTTCTGAAGGAGGTTCACCGATGGCAGATCGATGGAGTATATACGCGGTCCAGATCGACGACACGGTCGACGTTATCATCGGCGGTATCACGGCGCAAAGTCTTGCACTCGGCGCCGAAGTCGTGAACGATCAGTCGAGCGGCCAAGTCTCGCCCGAGGTTGCGTATACGGCCGGTCAGCGGCCGGTCGCGAACTTTACGTCGTATCATGTCGAGACGATGCTCACGACGCTCGGTCAGTTCGGCACGTCGATCGACGATACGGACGGATTGTGTCTGTACGCTCAGAAGCATCTCCACGGCGGCGGGCGTACGACCGGCTCGAATCATCGCAAGTATTCGATCGTGAGTGGGATGATCGTGCCGGGGACGCTGTCATGTAATCATCAAGAGGTGGCGACGATGTCGGCGAACGTCATCGTCACGTATGACGGCTCGAATGATCCGGTACAGATCGCGACGTCGCAAGCTTTACCGAGTGGCGCGCTCGACGATGAGCGGTTCGGTCTCGGTCGCGTTACGGTCGAGTCGAAGACGCTGAATGTTCAGCTCTCCGGCGTTCTGAAGTCGCTGACGATCGACTTTGGCGTCGAAGCGTCGAGCGAAGGCGGCGGCGGCGACGTTTGGGACACTCATGCGAGCATCATCACGGCGTCGCCAAAGATCTCGTTCACGGCGACCGATCTGGAGTGGTTCACGACTGACACGACGACGATTCCGATCGAAGGTCTCGCGCTGACGCATGACAACACGGTAATTAACTTGCGCGAGTATGCTCAAGCGAACTCACAGGTCATCGGCCACGGTTTCACGGCCGACGGTTCGAGCGCTCATATCGACATCACGTCGGAGGGTTTGATGGTGATCGATGACGTGATGAATGGGAGTCAGGGATCGCCGGCCGAGATCTCGGCGACGATCCATCCGATATACGACGGGACGAACGACCCGCTCGTGATTACGACCGATCAGACGATCGCGTGATCGTGAGCACGGCACGAAAGGAGAACGCGATGAAGATTCTCAGACTCACGGCGCGAGTCGGCATCGTCGCGAGCTTGGCGCTTGCGACTGGCTGTCTCACGCCGAAGGTGAAGTTCGGCTATAACCCCTTGTCCGGCTCGTGGGAAGTGATGTCGGCAAAAGAAGACGACGTTCAAGTCCAAGGTTTGAAGGCTGGATGGGGCGGCGGCGGCGATCCGAATCTGAGCGGCGGTAAAGGCGGCTACGTTCACGCCGACAGCGTGATCGTCAGCTCGAAGGCCGTGCCGGTCATCGATGCGAATACGCGGCTCAATGCTCAGTACGGCATGAACGCCGATCTTGTACTCGCACGGCTCGAAGGGATACTCGGCACGGCGGGGATACAAGCGCTCTTGTACGGCGGCGCGAATCGACTTCAGCGACTCCCGCCGTCGTCGGTCGTTCCGTTCATACCGCCAGACAACGTATCAGTCGAAGAGCAGACGAAGCGAGTGGACGACGCGATGTCATTGATCGAGACGGTCTTCAGAGATCCGGCGATCTCGCTTGATGAGAAAGAGTCGAAGGCGCTGTCGATCTGTTCTCAGACTCCCGGTTGTCCGATTGAGTACGTGAAGCGAGTCATCGCACAGATGAGAGCGATCGTCGATGAGACGCCGACTGCGCCGACAACTCAGCCGCCGTAAGCTCGGCGCCGTCGTTTTGCTCGGTCTGCTCGCGTCTTGTCAATCGAATCCCAAGGCGCAAGAGATCGAGAACGCTGCGATCGCCGCGAAGATCGAAGCCGAAGTCGATCGACGTATTGCAGCGTCGCCGACGATGACGCACGGCAAGCAAACGACGTACGCCGGCGGTGATCCATGGCCGACCAGGATCGCGATGGTATTCGCCGGCTTGTGCGGCGCGGCTGTCTTCGGTGCGATCACGTATCGCGTCGCGACGTTCAAGCGTGCGAAAGACTGCTCGACGCGGTAAGTCTCCTTTCCGTGCGGGCGCATCGGCGGCGGCGGCTTCGGCGGGCCGTCGTCGCTTTTATACTGAGGGACGCATTGATGAGCGGCTTCGTCTATTGGATACCGAACAAGCGGCGATCGATCACGGTTAGCGAGCTAGTTGATCTTGGTCTCGATTACGTTTTCGACACTGCGCCGCGATGCTGCGAAACGCGTCGCGGGCCAGTCGAGACAGCCGGTGTCGCGATCGCTGAAGCGTCGTCACGTGGGCGCGTTGGCTACTATCCCGACGCGCAAGTCTGGCGACAAGTGCCGAACAGCGAAGTTTGGATCGGCTTCGAGCCAGGGAGCAAGCCGACGCCGGCCGAGCTGGTACGGTCAGCGATACTGACCGGCGACGCCGTTACGCTCGGCGACGGTAACGACTGGATGATACCGCTCGTGAGAACTTTCGCGGACGATGATGAGATGACCGGCATCTCGCCGATCCCTGCGCGGTATGACTTGGCCGAGGACGGCGCGTGGGAGCGAGTCGGTCCGATGATCGAGCATCAAGAGCTATTCGAGCGCGGCGAAGCGTACTGGGCCGCGATGATCGCGGGCGTGCGGTTTCTGATCGACGACGATGACGAAGCCGGCGACGACGACGACGTCGAGACCGTCGAGTTCGAGTACGCCGATCAGGTTTCGACGGCCGTGCTCGCGTTGCGTACGAACTATCGCGTCAGCGACGTCGAAGTCGCGGCGCTCGATCTCTTGAACGACAACACGACGAGCAAGCTGCTCAACGCGCTCGTCGACTTTCCGGGCTTTCTCGTGCGGCTAAAAAAAAACGCGGCGCGCGATGGCATCAGTACCGGAGGTGGGTGACAGGTCATGCGCCGAAGTATCGGCCGACTGTCGCAGAGCTGTGGGCGCTGAGCGAAGGGATCGCGACTGATGGCAAAATCTAAAGTCGAGATCGAGATGGACGCCGACGAAGCGAAGCTCTTTCGCAAGTTCGTCCAGATGGAGCGTCGGCTCGCGAAGCAGGAGCAGATGCTCGGCAAGGTCGGCCGCGCCGGCGAGAAGACCGGTCGTCGTCTTGAGACGGCCGGCAAGCGCGGCGAGCGCGCGTTCGGCTCTCGCGCGGTCAATCAACTCGCCGCGTATGCCGGCGGCTTCTTTGCGATCGATCGAGCCGTTCAGGCTGTGATCTCGTCACTGAAAGAACAGCAAGCTTTGGAGAAGGGAGCCGGTCAGCGTATCACCGACGTCGAGAGCGGTCGGCGAGCACTGGCGCAGCTCGTGACGACGACGAAAGAATATCGCGAGCTGAACAAAGTCGTCGACTCGCTGCGATCGAAGTACGGTCTCGCCGCGACCGAGGCGTACAAGCTCGTCTTTGCGATGAAGAGCGGCGGCGAGCAGTTTATGACCCAAGAGGATCTGTTTGGCGGCTTGAGCGAGATCTCGCTCGATCCGTCGATCGCCGTGACGGCCGCTCAAAAATTACAATCGGCGTTCGGCGGTCAAGGCGCTGGTCGCGCCGGCGGCGGCTCGGCGCGCCAGATCGTGAACAAGGTGCTCGCCGCATCGAAAGACGCGCCGACAATGGCGAGCGAAGTCGCGAACGCCGCGTCGATCGCGTCGGCCGCGTGGGCAGAGATCGGCGGTATGGACGAGTCGCTTCTCGCCGTCGGCGGTATCTTGAGCGAGACGTTCCGTACGCCGATGGCAGCGAGCGAGAAGATCAAGTCGCTCGCCGATCAGCTCGTGAAGAAACGAGAACAGATCGACTTCACTGGCATGGAGAAGCTCGGCGGTCTCGATCTCGTGCTCGCGTTGCCACAGCTCGCCAAAGAAGGACGGCTTCGCGGCCCGATGACGGCCGAAGGCGAACTCGGCGAAGCGATGGGTCTGACGAAATTTCTCGGCGAGTCCAACGCGATCATGGCGATGAGTCTGCTCAAGAAACGCGAAGCCGATGTTCGCGAGCGCATCAAGGTCGTCGAGTCGGCCGAAGCCGAGACCGGCACCGAGACCGACCGGCTCACGCTGCGTCAGAAAGTCGTCGGAGCCGATGAGCAGCTCCAAGCGATCAAAGACAAGCGCGTCGAAGAGCAACGACGACAGCTCACCGAAGAGAAGCGGTACGGCTCGGCAACGGCCCAAGCCGACGCGCTCGAACAAGCGATACGCCGCAAAGAACTGGAGCAAGGCGCGACCGTGGCGGGCCGATTCGCGGCCGGCGTGTATCGCACAATCCAGCGCACGACGATGGGCTCTCATCGTTTTCTCGAAGTGTATGGCAAGCGGCGCGACGTGATCGGCGACGAAGCGGCGAACAAGATCGAGCGATGGAGAGAGAACGTCAAGAGCGCCGCGCTCGATCCCGAGCGAGCTGATCGCGAGAGCGTCGCGACGTACTTCGAGAGCATCGGCCAAGCCGATATGGCTCAAGATCTGCGACGGTTCAAGCCCGGCGGTCAGTTCAAAGGCAAGGCGCTGATACGTGAGTTCTTGCGGTCGAAAGAGTATGAGATGACGGCGGCTCGCAAGGAAGGCGTGCGCATGCGCCAAGGCGAACGCGGTGCGCCGTTTCCAATTAGAGTGGCTAGGACGCTTGGCGAAGTGCTCGTAAGAGATCCGAAGCACCGCGGAAAGGATGTTGAATTTCTCGGTCGCATTTCAACAGATGATTATGGCAAGCGTCAAAAACGGCCGCTCAGCGACGAAGAGAAGGAACAACTCGGCGTCGTTCGCGACACGCTGAAAGTATTTCAAGGTGCGGCGAACGATATGAAAGAAGCGGCGAGAGACAGCAAGCGACCGGGCTCGAAATCACTGAGCACGCCGGAGAAGGACTTGTGATATGGCGATCGGCATCGGTTCGGTGAGCTGTACGTACTTACGCGGCAACATACGCGACTTGAAGGAGGAAGTCGACGTCTGGCGCACGCCGGGGATCGACTCGTATGGCGCCCAGCTCGTCGGCTACGGCGACAGCGGCTTCGCGTTCGACGCGGTTCTATACGACACGCTCACGAACATCGAGACGTGGACAAGTGATCTTGAAGCGCTTCAAGGAACTGTTGTCACGGCGGAGGACGACTTCGGCTTCACCTACAGTACGCTCCTTGTTACGACGGTCGGCATGCCAGTCACGATTGGTGCGTTCTTGCCGTCGGCACTCCCGCCGAGTGCAAGCGCGAGATACCGTCGCGAGATCAGAATCGAAGGCGTCGTCGTGGGAGATCTGTAATCGTGTCGACCGTCGGACCGATCAAGAGTCGCAAGACGAAGCGAACCGGCTGGACGCCGTCAAGTCGTATGATCGAGACGATCGTTCCGCCGAGCGTCGAGTACGTCGTGACGCGTGCCGGCAACATGATCACGGTTCGAGTCGAGCATACGTATCCCGACGTCGATCCGACGTTCTTTCATTGGTACGTCGACGGCGTGTACATGGGGCAGACGACACGGCCGGAACGGTCGTTCTATCTTCCCGACGGCTCTCAAGCGTACGTCGAGACGGTCATCACGTACGACGCTGACTTCGACGCGTACGCAAATGCGCCGCCAGGCTATCCGGCGCGTATGCTCATCACGTGGCATCGATCTCCAGATACGGACGTTGCGTGGTATAAAGTTGAGCAGCTCAAGAGCGGCGGCTCGTGGACCGAGATCGGTCGCGTTCGACACAAGGCGGGGAAGTGGTTTTATCGGCTCTTGTCTCCGCGACTCGATCAGACTGGCGTGTATTCGTGGAGAGTCACGCCGATCGACGCGGCTGGCAACGAGGGAACAGTGGAGACGATCGACGACGTGCCGACGTTCTATCGTCGAGCAGACGCGCCGGACTGGACGTTCACGTTCGACGACGGCACGGCGAAGATCACGATCAGCGAAGCTTAGGAGATTTGATCATGGCAAGCGAAGGTAAAGAGACGAGCGAGTTTGGTCTCGCCAAGTACGGGAGCTGGACCGGTATCGCCGCGACGCTGCTCGGCATGGCTGTTGCAATCGGCGCCGGCGCGACTGACGTCGTGACGGGATACAATGAGACGGCGGGGATCGTCGTCGGCGGTCTTGTATCTGTTCTCGGCATCGTTCAGGCGACACTCTTGCGGCTCGGTTACATCAAGAGCCGAACGGCGGTCAAAACCAAGTGACACGACTCGACGCCGACAACTGGAGATGGACCGAGATCACCGATCGCGCTGGTCTCGCCGAGTTCTGTGAGATCTTGCTCTCGAATCAAGCTCACATATACGACTTGGCGAATGTCGATCACGAAGACCGACTCCGACGCGAACGTGACGTTCGTTTCTTTATCGGTTACGGTCCCGACGGTGCGAAGGCGTGCTTCGCGATGCGACATCATCGCGGGTGCCGGCCGCGTATGCTTCAAGTCGGCATTGCCGGCACGTCGTTCGCGAGAATCGCGCAAGTCGTCAACCCCGCGGCGGTGCGATTTGTACAAGGACTCGAACAAGAGGTCGGCGAAAAGTGGGACGGCTATAGTGTGGCGCCAGTAAAAAGATCAGTTGGGCGGATCATGGTCGAGTCGATCAAGAGGCTTTCCAACGTAACGATCCGAGAGACGCCGGTCGACGATGACGAAACCGACGTCGAGTATCGGTTCAGGATGCGTGCGTGATGGCAACGATAACATCACAAGCGAGAGCAGCATACGGCCCCGCGGCGGTTGAATATTGGTGGCACTACCCGCACCAAGGCCCGGCCGATGAGAACGAGAATCGCGTGATTTTCGTCGACTCGCAAGGAAACAGGGCGCTCGCTTGCGACGCAGAGGACTTCGATCTTCGCGTATTGTTCAGCGCGTTACCCGCAACCGTCGGGCAAATCACGAATGTAGATGTCAACGTATACACGAAGGCAACGACGGCCGATCTGTGGCTCGACTATTACGTTGACAAGGCATCGCTCGGCGTTGTGTCTGAATCTCCAGGCGGTTCGTATGAAACGATCACGTTTTCGACGGCAGCCTGGGACGGACCGCATACGCGAGAGCAGGTAAACGGTAGCTACGCTCGATTGGAAGTCGACTTCGGCGCAGGCAAGAGCGGGCGTGTATGGGTCGACCACATTGAGCGAGTTGTAACGTACACGGCCGTCGATCCGCTGAATACGTACGAGAACGGCGGCGCTATACGAATCGAAGATGCATCGACGATCACCGAGCCGCGATCGTGTCGTGATCTATTAACGATACCCGGCCTTGCTGTCGGCTCTCCAGCTGGCACCATCGATCCGGGATATGGTTTTGTCAAACACGTCGGCGACGGTTGGGCGCAGTTCAAAGCGCCGCGATCATCGTCGTACGGTCAGCCGGTATTGATAAACGACGACGCGTCATTCCGCCTTGAGGACGGCGACGATCCGAACCATGCGATCGACGTCATTGCGCTCGAAGATTATCTTCCGACCGGCAAAGACGAGTCCCGCGTGTACATTGAGCGCGCGTTCACGTCGTCGATCGTCGTGATCTCGGCGGACGCTGCGGCGGGCACCGATCAAGATTTTACTCTATATGCGAGGAACTACAGTCAAAGCGACGTCGAGAACGTCAAGGTCTGGATCGACGATCAGAGCAAGGCGTTCCAGATCAGCCCAAACGGCGTAACGTATACGACGCCGTTGAGCGAAGACGTCACGACGGTCACGGCTGACACGGTACACCCCGGAGGATTCGTAGCCGTATATTGTCGTGTATGTGTGGATGTTGATATGCCGAGCGATTCGCGCGCGTTCTTTCGATTGTTCGCGTCGTGGGACCGCTACTAACGAAGGAGGATTCTGATGCCTAGATATAGCATGACGTGGGACAACATTGCCAGCGGCGCCGTCGCCGACACGTATCGAACGGTCGCGGCACTGATCGTGCCGGACACGGCCGGCAATCGATTCAGATTGCTCAGTCTGGCCGTCGGTTTTTCTGATGATTCGCCGGTCGATCTTCATGCTGGAGTGATGATCAATCGGACCGATGGGACAGCGAACGGCACGGCGGGGAGCTCGATCACGGGCGCAAACATGCCGAAGAAAGATCCCGACTCGGTCGATTCGATCATTACCGGCGGGTTGAACTATAGTGGCGGCGAGCCGACCGAGTACGAGGATGAAGAGATTTGGGGAATCGGCCTGTACGGAAAGAGTGGCTTCATCAAGGAGTGGAGCGAACTCGACGCGCCGATTGTGACTCAAGATCTTGTCCTCGGTGTTCTTGTTTGTCCACGCACGGCGGCAGCCGTGACGACAACCGGCTCGATGGAGTTCGAGGTCTTTTGATGAGCGTCGTACTTTCAGGAATGATCGCGTTGCATCGACGACGGCAAGGCGTCGCGCGCCGACGGAGTCGGCGTCGGCGTTCGTCGATGCTTCGCGTCGTCCCGACAGCAGTACGAGCAAAGTCGGCGCTCGGTTTGTACTACCGAATTTTCAACGCGACCGAATACCGATTCTATCGACGCTTGGGAGAGCCGCCAGGTATCGATGCGGCGCCGTTTGCGACGTCGAGCAGCTTGCCAGATACGCCGACGCCGACGTTCGGGGACGGAAAATGGTACATCGCCGTCGAATACTTCGACGGCTTGTTTCGCTCTGGCTTTCTACCGATCGGGCCGGCCGGCGAGCCGTATCTGATCCTAGAGATCGAGAGCGGCGCTCAGATCGCCGATCGGCCGAAGGCGCCGCGCCATGTTTCGCTGATACTCGAAGCCGGCGGCGTCGTGCGCGTCTCGTCGATCTATTACGAGACTGACAGCTCGACGCGTGCCGGCGAGTGGACGATCGACTATACGACCGACGGCTCGACGCCGGACGAAGATAGCGGCGACGTTACGGTCTCGATGACAAGCGGCGGTCTTCAAATCTTGTCGTACGCGTTGCCGGCGCAGAGTCATGGGACGACGGTGAAGGTCAGAGTTCAGACACGTCGCAATGATGGCACGGTCGGCGTCCCCGATTGGGTCTACTCGGCCGACTCGTTCGTCGTAACAGCAACGGCCGACGCTGAGGGACCAAGCGCGCCGCACGTCGGCGACGCATGGCGCGGCATCGAACCGGAGTCTCTGTGATGAGCGGCACGACACTCGCACCGGTTGAAAGCTCGTATCCGCGACGTCATGTCGCGCCGCTCGTCGATACGAAAGCTAAGTGGAGCGACGATTGGACGACGCGGCCGGAGATTGATTTTGTGTCTGCCGTGCTTGCCGCAAGCGGCGACGATCTCAGCTCAGCCGAGATCGAGCGGCGATACGGCATCATCAAACAGCCATGGGAAGACGATTTCTCGACAGTCTCGCCGCTCGATCTCGATGGTCACTGGGTTCGCGTGACGTTCTATCACGACGAAGGCGAGACCGTCGTCTTTGTTGGCAAGATCTTCGCCGAGCCGCGAATGCTTCACGGTTCGATGAGAATACCGAGCGGCGGAGGTTCGCTGACTGAGAGCGGCGTTCAAGCCTGGACCGTATATGGTCCGCTTCAGCTCTTGCGTCAGATCTCGGTCTCGCGTTCGTATTGGGAAGACAAGACCGATCCGATTGAGTGGCTTCCTGGCATGAATCTTGGCACGGATGAAGCGACGCAAAGCTCGAACCGCTCATCGGCCGTCGACGAAGACGACGTCGTATACGTGTACGGTAAAGACGGTGACGCGTGGACGAACTTGCAGTACGCCGAGTATCTCTTAACAAAGTTCGTTACGCCGCTTGATAGTTCGTCGCCGGCGTGGACGATCACTGGGCAAACCGAGCTGATCGGCAATCTCACGGCGCCGATCAAGTTCGAGCCGGTCGAGACCGTCGCGTCGATACTTCGCAAGATCATCCCGCTCGACAAGGCGGTCGACTTTTACGTTCAAGGCTTCAGTCGCGTCATCCAGGTCGAGGACGATGACGGCGAACTCGTTGAAGAGCTGAGCGAAGGCTTCGAGATCGTCGTGTACAGTCTGATCGGTGAGAGCACGACGGCCGGCGGCTTCACGGCAAACGCGAATCCGAATGAGATTCAGATTCAGATCGCCGATCAGCTCGACGTCGCGAACGTGAACATCGTTCGCAGCGCTGAGCAGTTATACGACGGCGTGAGAGTTCTCGGCGAACGTGTCGTCGTATGCTGCACGCTTGACGCGGCCGAGGGAGATCTCGTCGCGGGTTGGACCGACGATCAAGAGACGGCATACAAAGCGGCGACGAGCGAAGTACGTAAGACCGACGCGTATCGCAACGTCTTCGGCTTGTTCACGATCCCCGACGATTGGGACTTTCTTGACGGCGCTGCGTCGCCGAGCTTTGACGCCGACGGCGAACTCGAAGACGACGTCGTCGCACCATATCAGCAAGTCTTACGAGAGACACTCAAGTGGACGCCGTTTCTTGAAGGCTTCGATTATGCGACTGATCCGCCGACGACGTCGAATGAGAGTTGGGTCGTCGCTGACAAGCGACCGGCGTTCGCGCTCTTATATGACGATCTTGACATCGATGAGGACGGCTTACCGATCGCCGGTCAGTTCGTCTTCGCCGATCGCGTCGACATCGACGTGAGCGTCCCCGATGCAGCGCTCGGCGTCTTTCTGTCATGCGATTGTAATCATTTCGTTGCGAAACGTCATTGGGATGACGATGAAGACGATCTCGACGAAGGCGAGCTAGAGCCGGGTTATGATTGGGAATACATGAAAGCGACGATCGCATTCGAGGGCGATCAGCGCATTAGCGTTGAGCATATTGAGACGACGCTGACCGACGACGCGACTGGCGAGCCGAAGATCAAGGAGATCGAGATTCGTGGTGCTCAGCTCTGGTACGTCGCGCCGGGAACGGTCATCGACGTCGACGAAGACGGCGAGCCGATCACGCTGGAGACTGGCCGTATCGTCAAGAACGACGTTGACGCTTTGCGAGCAGCGCTCGCGCCGGCGATCGCTAGATATACCAAGCCGAGAGCACGAGCGCAGCTCACCTTCCACGGCCTGTTACCGTGGGCGGACTATATTGGTTCGATCTTGTCGGTCATTGAAGAGGGAGACAGCGATACGCATGACATCGATGCGCCGATCACGTCGATCGAGTGGCGTGCGACCGGCAAGCCGACGACGACACTGAACGCAGGATTTCCGAGATGACGCGCGAAGGTTACAAGCTGGCCAGAGCGAAGCGACGAGCGGTCCCACAGCAGCGGCAATACCTTGCGCGAGTATATCACGATGTAGGTTGTATCGACGGCTCGGATGACTGTGACGGGACAACGACGTACACGGTGGAAATTGACGGCGAGGACGTGACTGTCGACTGTAATGAGGTCGCGGTTCAGCTTGCGGAGGTAAGCGGCGGCGTTGTATCTGCTATCAGCGACACTGGTGTTTTCATTGCGAAGGCGCTCTTCATGTACGGAGAAGACGATCTTTGTGCATGCGAGCCATACCTTGAAGAAGGTTATCCGGTTCACGTTGAGAAGATCAATCACGAGTGGTACGTCGTCTTTCCGCATTTCCAAGCTTCGACGGAGGAGTGTACATAGTGGCCGTTGCTCGCGGGACTTTGTTTCGATCGGCTCGCGGGACGTTGCGCCGATGCGAGCGCGGCATGCTTCGCAAAGAATGCTGTATCGAAACTGTAACGGGGTGCTCTCAATGTGCGGGGACGGTTGCTCCGAAATATCTTCGGGTAAAATGGCGAAACGCAAATGGTCCTTGCGGTGGTCCGGCTACTTGTCCGTCAGGGGCAGATTGGGCAACGTATCATGCGCAGGGAGACAAAACAGTGACACACACGTCGGGGTGTACGTGGTTGTACAACCCGTGCGCTTACGGCAATCAGTGTGTGCAGATTATAGCCTCGGGAGGCATCTGGACGATCTCAATTCATGTTGCGACGCCGTCGCCGTGCATGAGTAAGCGAATTGCGCAGGTTAGCTTCAATCAGGGTGGAAGTTTGGATTGTCTTGATTCGTCGACGTGGCCAGCGGGGCGAAATGCATTCGATCCGACAGGTCATTCAGCGTGCGCGGCAACTCCGTCGATATGCGGATACGGCGCAGAAGTTGAGTATGGCTTAACAACGGATTCATTTTCATGGTAGACAAGTCAACATTGTGTCGATCTGTCGGCTGTGCTCGCGTATGGTTTACGCGGGGACGGGGTGTTGCGCGATGCGGCGATCGTCGCAAGCCGATCGAGCGAATGCGTTCATGTCCTGATGATCGATGGGATCTTGCGACGATGGTTCGCGAGTGCCCAATTCGCAATCTCGTCGAGTCGCCGAATTGTCGCGACGGCGGCGCGCAGCGCATGTGTGGAGATCGGCTGATCGGTGATGGTCTCTTGTGCTTGTCATGCAGCGATGAGGATCAAGCAAGGCGCGTTGCTGCGTTCCAATCGCGACAGGCTAATCCGTCGTTGCCGTGCGATCAGTGAGACACTCTATGCAAGATCATCGACAAGCGCGAACGATCACGTTGCTCGTCGTCGCTTGCTCGCTGGCCGGCGTCAAGATGACGTGCGAGGATCGCGATCGGCGGTATCACATGCCGGCGATCGAACTTGACGTCGACGAAGACGGTTCGCTGACGATACCGATCGAGACGCTATTCGAGCCGGCCGGCGAGATCTGACTGAGATCCAAATCTGAGATTTTTCGAAATTTCTGGACCGGCGATGTCGGCCGGCGATCGCGGCTTGGCGGGCTGCGAGACGGCTCACGGCTCGCTGGAGCCGCTCAGTCGCCGCGTATGGCGATCAAAGTCGTCGCCGGCTCCATTAGGTGGGCCAGAAAGAGAGCCGCTCAGAACGGTTCCAGCGAGCGCGTACGTTTCTCGACATACAAACACGAGACAAACAGTCAGGAATGAGGATCCTCACTCTTTTTCGATTTTGTCTAAAGTTCTCTGGACAGGGTTTTCGATACTGTCTAAAATAGCAGTCAGTTCGATGATCTTTGACAAGTGAACAGCGGCCAGCGAAACGAGCAGAGCGGTCGGCTCTTCTCGCGTGAGCTGGCATCGAACAAGCGGCCGGCGATGTCGTCGGCCGAGAGCGTGAACGACGTACCAAGGAGAACGAGCGATGAGTCGAATGAAGCAAGAGCTGGAACGGCGTATTGCCGAAGCGTGCGATCTTGAAGAAGGAGAGATCATCGAGGTCGAGTCGGCCGACGGCCGAACGAATTGCGAGGTCATCGAGGTCGTCGTCGTCGATGGCGTGCCGTACGCAACCGTGAGAGATGTTCGGTACGGCGATCAGATCGACGTCGAGTTCGATGAGTGCGACGCAACCTGGAAGGCCGACGAGTCGAGCCGCGTGAAGTTCAAGGCCGACGTCGCTGAGTATTTCGCGCCGTCGTTTGCAGGAAGGGAATCGATCTGATGAAGGCGAAAGAAATCGAAGTCGGCGGTCGGTACTGTGCGAGAGTCGGCGGTATCCTGACCATTCTATACGTTCAGTCGTATCGATGCTGGAATCGAAGCGCCGACGATAAGATGTACCGCGAGTGGACCTGTATCAATCAAGCGACTGGCCGTACGGTCAAGGTTCACTCGGCGCAACGCTTTCGCCGTCGGATCAAGACTGGCGTCGACTTTGCGGCGGTCTTGGCTGCTGCGTCGACCTAAATGAGCAAAGCCGGCCGCGATGATCGTGACCGGCTTTGCTGCGAGCTGATGATGAGTCGCTCGGTATCCTATCTGATACCGAGCCGACTCGTCAAGACTGAAGGAGATGCCGATGAAGTTCCCAAGTGATCTGATACGTCAGAGCGAGGCCGGCGATCTCGCCGGCGTCGGTCGCGGCACGGTTCACGCCGCGATTAAGCATGAGCACTTGACAGGCTACAACGTCGCGGGGATCATACTCGTCAGCGAGAAGGAGGTTCGAAGACGATGGCCGAACGGCAAACCGCTCAAGAGCAGCGGTCGACGTTCGACGCAATAGCCTGGGGTGCTTTTTTCTTAGCTGGCCGTCGCCGAGTGATCTCGGCGGCGGCTTTTTTTGTGCGCTGATCGAAAGGAGAACGACCGATGATCTCGATGATCTTGGCGATTGTGACGGCGACGACGTTGCCGAACGGGTACGACGATCCGCGGCCGATGCTTCGGCAGCTCGGCAAGTATGACGGCAAGTCGCCGGCGATCACGATTCAGTGGAACTTCGGTTTCTGGGGCGCCGCCGACGGCTTGTCGATATATCGGGAGACGTCGCGCGTCGCCGGTCTTGTCACACTAGCGACGACGCATTGCGAGCGATGGAAGCGCGACGACGCGTATCTTCGCGTCTTGGCTGAGCTGTTCGAGCGAGAGAAGATCAAGACGATCATTCAGACGAATTCGCTCTCGCCGTTCGGTCTGTTGAAGGCTCATCAGATCGGCGATCCGAACTACTGTCACGACGGCGAGATCGTTTTCGCTCACGAGCCGCCGAACAGCGTCTCGCGTGCGCGTCTGATGTATTGCGCCGGCCGGCCGGCGTCTCGCATGGTCGTCGCGAGGCACGAGGCGAACGGCCGATCGCTTCGAGAAGCTGGTCTTCGTCGCGAGCGCATCGCGGCGATATACAATTCCTGCGAGACGGCGTACGTCGCCGTCGGCCGTACTTGGTATCTCGATCCGATCACGTTCTCGAACTGTTCGGCGTGCGGCTCTCTCGAAGCGCACGATCGCAAGCTCGACGAGCTTCATCGCGACGCGCTGAACGCACTTCGGCACGGCCTGGACTTCGCGGCGTGTCCGATGATCGGCTGGCAAACCGGCTGGAGGCAAGACAATCTCGGGCGATGGCAGTCGTCTCCCTGGTACGCCGAGCCGTTCCCGTTCTTTTGGACGGCGTCGTTCTCGGAGTACGGCAACTCTCAAGCGGCCGTCGAGCGTCTTCGCGAGACGCTCGCGTTCAATCATACGAAGCGAGCACTCGTTACGCCGTGGGTAAGCTTGACGTTCGACGGTGAGACGCGACGAGAGATCGACGGCGTCGACCCTGCCGTGAATTACGGCAAAGGCTTCGCGGCCGGCACGGCACGCGAGCCGCTCGTCGGCGTCTGGCCGATCAATCCGCCGACGAAAATGACGGCGAAGCGATGGTCGGGACAGTGGAAAGCGTTCAAGGCGCTCGTCGAAGGTCTTCGCGATGGTCGAAAGCAATCGCCAGGTAAGCCGGCGCCGCCGCCGGATACGAAGTCGTGCGCGTCTTCGGTCGCGGTCGGCGGTAGCGTCGTCGCGATCGTGCTCGGCGGCGTGATCGTTGGTCGTCGCTGGCTCTCGCTTCGCGGCCTTCGGTACGCTTGACGGTTTCGCTCAGATCGGCGATAATGCGCACCGAAGCACCGAAGCATCGAACAAGAGAGCGTGAGCTGATGAGAATCCCGAAGCGTATTCAATGGCCGAGATTGACTCGACACGCGTCGAGCGGTCTCGGTCTTTTTTTGTCGCATCGAGGAGCGTGATGATGAGTCAAGATAACGAAAACATTGTGGGAGAGTATGGCAGCTCTCAGTGGAAGGGGCGCGGCCGTCTCGCCGAGATGGTCGCTGAACTCGAACGCCAGAAAGAGACGAAGCTCGACTTCGTCGCCGACTCGCGTTCAATGCGGCCGTCGGTTCTAGTGCGCGTCGATCAGGGATCAGAGTCGTCGACTCTTGGTCATGGTGTGATGCTCATGCCGAACGGCGCACAAGAGAAGGAGCTTCTCGGCGAGCACGGCTTGCCGATGAAGCCGCAAGCGGTTCGTCAGATCTGCGCACGCGTTGAGCCGAAGATCCCCGCGCCGTTTTGGGATCAGCTCTTGAAGCTTCGGCCGTACCGCGCCGAAGACTTGCTCGGCGGTCTGATGGTCGACAAGCCAAAGCGCTGGCTCGTGCGAGCGCTTGACGATCAGGTTCGCGCCGTTTTGTCGAACTCGTATCGCGTGCTCGATCACTACGACGTCGCGTTCGAGTGTCTCGACGTCGCTCGCAAGAACGGCGGCGAAGTGCTCGAAGCGTCGCTGAGCGATCGTTCGATGAAGATCAAGCTCATCTCGCGGCAGCTCTTCGACGCGATCGACGCGCGTCGTGACAAGGCGGGGAACTGGTACATCGGCGGGCTCGGCTCGCCGGAGTATCTCTCGAAGGTCGGCGCTAAGAGCGAAGGCGAACTTCCCGGCGGTCCCGGCACGGTCTTTCCGTCAGTCACGATCTCGAACAGCGAGACAGGTCACGGCGGCTTCGACGTGCGTCTCGGTATCATGTGTGGGATATGCTTCAATCTCGCGACCGTCGAAGACGTGCTCGCGAAGGTGCATCTCGGCGGAAAACTCGACGTCGGCTTGTATAGCGACGAGACGAAGGCGCTCGAATCGAGAGCCGTGTACGCGAGGGCGCGCGACGCCGTTCGCGGCGCGTTCGATCCCGAGCGATTCAAGGCGATCGTCGCGAAGTGCAAGTCGGCGGCAAGCGTTGAGATCGAATCGCCGAAGATCGCCGTCGAGCATGTCGTCAAAGCGAATGATCTGACCGAAGACAGCAAGGACGCGATACTCGAACACTTTCTGAGCGACTACGATCGGACCGCGTTCGGTCTCTCTCAAGCTGTCGCTCGGCACGCTCAGGATCACGATGATCCTGACGTCGCGTCTGGTCTCGAAGACGTTGCTGGCAAGATCATCGCATCGCCGGCCGTCGTCGCCGCATAGTTCACGCTCGGGTCGCTCGTTCGTCGGCTCGGTTGCTCGCAAGCGCCGAGCCGACGGCGGCGACCATCTTCATCTCAGGAGTCGATACAATGTCTGACGTGTACTTGAAAGAACTCGCGGAGAAGCTTGCCGCGTGTCCGACGTGCGGCTCGGCGCCGCGCGTCGTCGACGAGTATTATCAGCCGGCGATCTACTGCGTCGAATGCAGACGGTCGCTTCGCGTACCGTTTACGACGATCGGCGAGACGCTTGTCACGATATGGAACGCGATCGTCGATATTGAGACATCTGCTCATCGGCCAGCGACGCGCACTGAGCGAGATCTCGCCCAATCGCTGATCAATGCTCGCGAGATTGCGGTCGAGGTAAAGACCGAACTCGCAAGAGCGAGAAGCGTCGCCGTCGACTTGAAGCGACAGCTCGCAAAGAAAGGAGAAGCCGATGCCTGTTCTTGATGATCTTACCGACGAGCAGCGCTTCGAGACGTTCGAGACGTTCGCGAATCCAGCGGCCGGCAAATTGTACGAGATCGAGCACGTTCAGCCGGAGTTCACGTCGATCTGCCCGAAGACAGGTCATCCCGATTTCGGCACGATTACAATCACGTATGCGCCGTCGATGCGTTGCGTTGAGCTGAAGAGCTTGAAGTTCTATCTTCAGAGCTTCCGAAATCACGGCGCGTACTACGAAGAGATCACGAACAAGATACTCGACGATCTTGTTCTCTTGCTCCGACCGCGTCGTATGACGGTCAAGGCGCAGTGGACGCCGCGCGGCGGCATGCGCTCAGTCGTTACGGCGTCGCACTGGGAGAAGGAGGTAGCGCATCATGGCGAGTAACGTCGTCGACATCGAACCGATCTGGGAGCATCAAGAGCGGCTCGGCGTCGAAGCGATCGGCGCCAATCCGGCGACGTATCTCGCGTGGGACATGGGCAGCGGTAAGAGCCGGCCGATCGTCGAGTACGTGAAGCGCACGTTCGACGGCGAGCCGGCTCGCATCTTGATCGCTTGTCCCAAAGCGGTCGTATCGGTCTGGCCGGCGCAGTTCGCTCGCTTCGCGCCAGATCTCGACGTTGAGATCTTGCCGCTCGGCGACAAGCCGGTCACAAAGCGTGCCGACAAACTCAAGAGCGAGATCAATCGCCAAGCGCATTTCGGTCGGCCGCTCGTCGTGCTCGTGAATTATGACGCGGCGTGGAGAAAGCCGCTCGCGTCAGTACTAACGTCGGTTCGCTGGCATCTGATCGCATGTGACGAGATCCATCGAATCAAGTCGCCGTGCGGTATCGCGTCGAGATTTTTCGGCGCGCTGGCTCGGCAAGCTGATCGTCGCGTCGGTCTGTCAGGGACGCCGATGCCGCATTCGCCGCTCGACGTCTGGGCTCAATTTCGTTTTCTGGATCCAAACGTCTTCGGCTGGAGCTTCGTGCGCTTTCGCGCTCGGTACGCCGTGATGGGCGGCTTCGAGAACCGACAGGTCTTGGGATTCAAGAATCTCGAAGAGCTTCAGGCGCTTTTCTATTCCATCGCGAGTCGCGTGACGCTCGACGACGTCTTACCGGACTTGCCGAAAGCGACGCATACCGAGCGGCGGTTCGCGCTGTCGCCAAAGTCTCGCAAGCTGTACGACGAAGTCGATCGCGAGTTCTGTGCACTCGTCGACGACGGCGTGATCACAGCGTCGAACGCACTCGTCAAGCTGCTCCGTCTGTCGCAGATCGCGAACGGCTTTGTCTTGCTCGATGAAGACGAGCTTCCGGCCGGCGGCGTTCGGCTTCGTGTTACGAGTGATGAGAAGACCGAAGCGCTTGTCGAGCTGCTCGACGACGTGCCGGCCGAAGAGCCGGTCGTCGTCTTCGCGCGCTTCCATCACGATCTCGACGAGATCAAGGGAGCGGCGGCGCGAGCGTGTCGAGCAGCGTACGAGCTGAGCGGCCGTCACAAATCGCTCGACGAGTGGCTCGATCATTGTGACGGCTTTGATGATCGCGACAAGAGCGAAGAGCGAACACGACGAGCCGCGCCAGTGCTCGCCGTGCAGATCGGGACCGGTAGCGAAGGCGTCGACGGTCTTCAGCTCCGGTCGAACTACTGCGTCTTTTTCTCGTGCGGATGGTCGCTTGGTCAGTACTATCAAGCGATCGGTCGGCTTCGCCGGCCAGGTCAAGAAAGCCGCACGACGGTCGTCCATCTGATCGCCGAGTCGACGGTCGACTCGACAATATGCGCCGCACTCGCGAAGCGACGAGAGATCGTCGAGAGCGTACTCGACGACGCGAAGCGGCGAGCAACGAAGGAGAGCTGACGATGATCGAGATCACTGTGACAGAATACACGCAGGAAGGAACACTCAAGCGGCGGCATACGCGACGCACGCATCACGACAGCGTCGCGATCGTGTCGACGCTGCTCGAAGTGTTTCACGCGGTCGGGCTTTGCGGCTACGCGTTCGCGCGGCCCGGCGGCCCGATACGCGAAGATCTTGGCGACGGCGATGTCGAAGATCTCGGTGTCTCTGTCAATGATGTTCGCGAATTGATAAGAGCTAACAAGGCAAGGCGAGTCGCTGATGAGTAAAGACATCCGGTATCGCGTGAGCTTCCGTGGTGTCGTGACGAGCGCCGGCGAGCCGGTCAAAACAACAGCCGCTCTCTTGACGGCTGAGTTCGTCGAGCGGCGCGGATCGTGGCATCGCTTCAAGCGTATCGGCGGTGTCGATGATGGCGGCGAATTCGCGATAAACGGCGGGGACGGCTGGCACTGCAAGACGTTCAATGAAGCGGTCGATCAAGCAATTCGATCGACCGTCTCATCATGCTCGATCGCGTCGTTCATGGTAGGCCGGCGAAGCGTGCCGAACCAAAACGAGCACGAGATAATCGTTCAAGCGCACGATGAAGAGAATTGCATCATGGCCGTTGCGCGTGCGCGGCTGTGGGCGATCGTAAAACTTTACGAAGATAGGAGCTGATGATGAGTGAGAACAGTCAAGCGAACGTCGGGTCGCTAGCGAACGCGATCGCCGCACTCGACACACGGAAGGGCGAACTCGAAGACGAGCTGAAGTCGATCAAGGCGCGACGTGATCAAGCCGAGAAGACATTGATCGAAGCGATGAGCGCTCAGAACATCGACAGCGTCAAGGCGAGCGGTCGTACTGTTTACCTTCAACGTACGATCTGGCCGAAGTCGATCGGCGGCGACGAGCTGATCGCGAAGCTCAAGAAACATCGCGACACGCGATTCCTAGTCAGCGAGAAGACTCACGCACAGCAGCTCGCCGCGTGGGTGCGTGAGTTGCCGAGAGACGCCGATGACATGCCGAAAATCCCGAAGCGACTGAACGGTCTGCTCGAAGTGAGCGAGAAGTTCGCGATCAGGAGCCGTAAGGCATGAGCAACGACGGCACGATCACGATCCGTACGATTCTGCGGGAAGCGTCTCGGTATGGCATCGACAAGGCGATCGAACGCGACGGCGATGATCTCGACGAGCAGCTCGACGAGCGGCTCGATGCACCGATCGTTGTCGCTGTCGCCAAGGACGTTCACGATCAGATCGACGCGGCGATCGCACTATCAAAGCCGGGGCCGATGACGTGCCGTGTGATCAAGCCGATCGCAGTCTCGCTGAAGGCGCTGACCGATGCTGGCCGCGATCCCGTGCTTCTGATCTGGCTCGCCGAACCGCATATCGTCACGAAGGAGAAGAGCTAATGAAATGGAATCCGCAACGAAATAGGCGGCGACGACACGGTCGTCGCAAGGCGGCGGCGCCGCCGTCTCGCTGTATTCGATGCGGCGTCGTAACACTTGACGTTCTCGGCTTTGCCGGCTCTGGGTTGTGTCGAGACTGCTGGACACAAGAGCAGCTCGCTACGATGACGCCGGCACTGATACGAAAGGAGAACCGATGAGGTTACCGGCCAAACGACAGCGCGGAGTCGTCATAAGTGAGCGCGATTACGTTGATGCAATGAAAGCGATCGAAGCGGCAACGATCAGCGGCGCCAGTGTTCGCGGTATCACAGCCGTCGAAATCAATGGTACCGTTTTTTATCAAATCTTTGCTATGACTGACTTGAAAATGACCGGCGATGAGTTTGTCGCATTTCGCGATCGTGTATCGACGGCAATGAACACACTGAAAGCAATGAGGGTGGGAACGGCTTAACAAACCCGGCGAACGTCGCCGAGTCAATCGTATCATCTCGATTAAGGAGCTGATGTAATGGCACGGAAAAAGAGCAACGCACTAGCGAAGCCGGCGAAGTCTCTCGTCGGCGACTTTGCGCTGATGAAGGCCGATCCGAGTGAGATCGCCGCTCTCATCAGATCGAACATTCCCGGCGGTCAGATGACTCAGTTCGATCTCCCTGATCGAATCACGGTCCCGACTGGCGGCGCGACCGAGTGGCAGATTCAGACGGCCAAGGGACCGACGAGCGTAAAGGAACTCGTCGGCGTCGTGCTTCATCAAGAGATGAAGCGCGCCTTTTGGAAGCAAGGTCTCGCCGACGGCGGCGTCGCCGGTCCGCCAGACTGTTCGAGTCCCGACGGCGTTCACGGCGACGGCGATCCCGGCGGCTATTGCGAAGGTCTTCTGAATGAGAAGACCGGCGCGCTTGTTCAGCCGAAGTGCCCGTTCGCCGAGTTCGGCTCGGCAAAGACGAAGCGCGGTCAGGCGTGTCGGTCGTCTCATGTTCTCTTTATGATGCGAGCCGAGTCGATCTTGCCGATGGTCATCTCGCTCGCACCGAAGAGCCACAGCGGCAAGAACGGCTCGCGACTGTACTTCCTGCGACTGCTCGGTGAGTGGGTGCCGAGCTTCGGTGTACTGACAAAGATCAGACTCGAAAGCGAGATGGGACCGGCCGGTCCATACTCCAAGGCGGTATGTGAATCGGCGGGAGAGTTATCGGCCGAAGAGCGGCTTCATTTTCAAGAGATCGGCGAGCAACTCAAGTCGATGATCGCTCGCGTCAGTGCGAGCGACGTCGTCGACGCTCGAAGCGACGGCGAATAGAGCACGGAGGCGCATTATGGACGCGCGCGGCTTTTTCGATCTTCTGTTCGACGATCTCGTCGACAAAGATCATCGGCTCGTGATCTGGTCGCTTCCTGACAAGCGAGCGACCTTTCACGAGTCGATCGAAGCCGCCGTCGCTGACGCGAACGCCAGAGCAGACGAGGCCGACGTGTACTTCGGCGTCGGTCTCGTTCGTTCTGGTATCAAGCGCGGTCGGGGACGTGCGGCCGACGTCAGGATGATCTCGTCGGTTTGGGCCGACGTAGACTTCGGCAAGCCGAATGGACCGGCCGACGAGACGGCGGCGCTCGCCTTGATCAATCGCATCGGTCAAGGCGTCAAGCCGACGATCTTAGTCAACAGCGGCCACGGCTTCCATTGCTATTGGGTCTTGAGCGAGCCGCTCACAGAGAAGAAGGACGCGAGCGAGTGGAAGGCATCGCAGCTCGCGACGGCTTGGTCGAACTACGTCAAGACTCAGGCATGGGCGTCAAAGGTCTCGATTGATAGCGTCGGCGACGTGTCTCGCGTGCTTCGCGTGCCGGGAACTTACAATCGCAAAGAATCGAGCGAGCCGATACTGATCACGGTGCAAGCCTCGGCGAGCCGCGTCGAGTTTGGTTGGGTGACTGATCTGATCGATTCGACAGTCGCACCGGCTCGCACAAAGACCGGTGAAGCGATCATCGCCGGCGAGATCGCACTTCGAGAAGACGCCGAGCTGAGCGCCGCGAAGCTCGACATCGCGCTCGAACATGACACGCGGTTTGCTCGCACTTGGCGGCGACAGCGCGCCGATATGCGAGACCGATCGCCGTCATCGTACGATATGGCGATCGCGTGCTTCGGCGTCGAGATCGGCTGGACCGATCAAGACATTGCGAACGCGATCATCCATTTCAGACGAAAGCACGAGCACGACGTTCGGAAGGCAATGCGACTTGATTACATCAAACGAACGATCATCACGGCGAGATCGAGTCTCGCCAAGGGAGATAGCGAGAAGGAAGTAGTCGACGCGGCCGACGAACCGGAACTTGACGATCTCGGCGCGGTTCGTGACGATCTGGCTCGGCGTCTCAAGATCAAGATCAGCAAACTTATCAAGCGCGGCGCCGAAGACTCGCGATACTTTCTTAGGCTCGAAGACGGTCGCGAGATCTTCATCGGTCCGATCAGCGTGCTTACGAATCAAGCGGCGATGAGGAACAAGATCGCCGAAACGGCGAGCGTTTTGCCGACAACGATGAAGGCGCTGCGGTGGGACTCGGTCGTCGGCCAGCTCTTTCGGCTTGAAGAGCTTGTCGAGATGAGCGACGGCGATGATCAGCTTCACGAGTGGATCGCGGCGTATCTGACCGATCATCAGCCGGCCAGCGGTAAGGCGTGGGCCGAAGTCGTACCGCATCAGCGGCCGTTCTTGTACGACGATCGGCTTCACGTTCACGTGATCCACTTGAAGCGGTGGCTCGTTCACGAGCAGCACGAGAAAATCGTGACGCAGGATCTAAGAGCGCTTCTCAGCGCGGCCGGCTTCGCGTGTCGTAAGGTCTCGGCACGCGTACGCGGCCGGCAGTATTGCCGATCGTACTGGGCCGGCGAGTGGGACCGGCCGGTCGATGCATTACCGCTCGGCGAAACGCAAAAGACGACGCCGGCTGAGACGACGCCGTTCTGATCTTGCGCCATATAGACGGCCGAGAAGTGTTTTCTTTTACGTTTTCAAAAAGTGGTCTATCTGGTCTATCTAGTATTAAGTAGCGGCGAGACGGTGACTTGTGAACGCTCGAAAATATACCACAAGTCTATCAGGTATTACATCGCGGTCCTGGCTCGACTTACGCGTACACGAGTCGAGCGGTCGCGATCGTCGAAATGCGTTTACGGTATCAAAAACGCATTCCGACTGGACGAGCCGGAAATCGCGCGCGCGTCGCTGTGCGCGCTTTTTCTGCCGTGTAAGTATGACAGATTGAGGCACGTAAAGGAGGTTCAGATCATGCCGATGAGACTGTTCGACGTGGGCGATAGCGTACAGATTGTGAAGGCCGACGGCGAGGTATTTGACGCCGAGATCACGGTCGTCGTCGATAGTGTGACCGACGCGGCCGACAGCGAGATCGATCCGGTCACGATCGAGATGAAGCTCAGCGGAGAGCCGTCGCGGCTGTTTTTGCGATCAGCGTCGGCCGACGAGCCAGGCGAGCGCGACGCGGTGGTTCTCGATGACGTTGAGTCGTCGCCAACCGACGAGAACATACGTCGGCGTGTTGTGACGACGATGATCCCGGCAGAGATCTTGCCGGCGTTCATCGAGGCGGCGCGCGCGAACGGCTTCGCGTACGTTGCGACCGTTGGCGAAGTCAGCTCACCGATCAAGACGACCGTTCGTCGCTCAAAGATCGTAACGCACTGGCTCAGCGACAAGGCTATCACGATGGAGCAAGCCGAGACGAAGGCGGCGGCGATACGGCATCGCGCTGCGCGATCGCTTCGCGCTGCTGGCATGACGGCGAGAGATCTCGTCGCGGCCGGCGTGCTCACCGAAGCCGAGTCGAAGTCGCCGGAGAATTGATTATGCGCGCTGTGGAGAGTGATTTCGCTGCGATCGCCGAGGTCGAAGGTGTTCAGCTCCGGTCGATCGCATGTCGATATGAGAAATCGCCGTTCGGTTGGCTCTGGACCGTCGTTGTTCAGCTCTACCGCGTACGCGATCGCGCGATGTGGAGCATACAAGAGAAGGCGCCGCTCCTGACCGAAGCTGTGATCGCGATACGTCGTCGCGTCGAAGCCGAGTCGAAGTCGCCGGAGAACTGAGTTCGATGAAGCGCGAACGCTTTCCTCGGCTCCCGAGACGCTTGCCAGAGAAGTACGCACGCGCGGTTGTCGCGTGGCTCGATCGTGAGGAGCAGCGTCGCGAAGCGCTTACGATCGATGATGAGCATGCGAACGATCTGCGACTCTTTCTCGTTGGCGCGGCGATTTCGACAGATCTGAAGTGGGTCAGAGATTCGCGCGAAGCGACAGGCGATACGTCGTTCATCTGGCCGTGAAAGGAGACAAGCCAATGAGTGATGAGACGAAGATCAAAGTCAGCAAGCCGTACTGTCTCGTCTTTCGCATCGGCTTTTATCTTAGAGCGCCGAAGGAGATGAGCCGATGAGTGATGAGCTTGCCAAGAAAGCGCAGCGCGTCGAAGTCAAGCGCGTCGAGCGAAAGACCGATCAGTTCTCGGCGTTCTTTACGTCGGTCGACGAGTCGGCCGTACAGTGGAGTCGGCAGCGAATGACGACGACGTTCGAGATGCCGATTGAGCTGCGATTAGAGATGCAAAGTCCGAAGCCGATCATCGACGCCGTTTTCGTCGTGAAGGAGTCGAGCTGATGCCACAGAGAGAGGATGTGATGAAGACGAGACATCCGTATACGCGGCTCACGCTGATTGTGTGCGACGACTCGCCGTTCGTCTATATGGAAGAGCCGTGTCAATATCGGACGATCACACTCGAATTGACCGAAGAACAACGACGACAGATCGCGATGAGGAAGACAGGGACGCTCGGTTCTGCTGAGATGTTCGAGTATGTGAGCCGATCGATCCTCGAAGGCCCCGTTCGTTGTGTGACGAAGGAAGATTGTGATGGCGAGGACTAAGTATAGCGGCCGATACGTCACGATCGGTCCGCCCGGTTGCGGTAAAACGCATTGGCTATCGCGACAGGTTCAAGCGTGTCTTGAAGCCGGCGCCGACGTCTTGCTCTGCTCGCTGACGAGAACAGCGGCGCACGAGATCGCCGATCGTGTCGAGCGTGAAGGCGTGAAAGTCGATCGCGAGCGTATCGGCACGCTTCATGCTCACGCGTACCGATCACTCGGTCGGCCAGAGATCGCCGAGTCGTGCTTGAAAGAGTGGAACGAGTACGCGCCGACGTGGCGCATTGGTCTCAGCGGCGCCGTCGATCCCGACGATCCGCTCGCCGCCGAGCCAGAGAGCGACGACGGGCCGGGTAATGAGCTGATGACGTTGTATCAGCTCGAACGTGCACGCATGACGCCGCGTGAACTGTGGCCGATGAGCGTGCAGGCGTTTGCGTCAGAGTGGGAGGAGTGGAAGCGACAGCTCGGTCGGCTCGACTTTACCGATCTCATCGAGAAAGCGGCCGATGAGCCAACGCCGATGACGCCGGCCGTGATCCTGGCCGACGAAGCTCAGGACCTCTCAGCGCTAGAGCATCGACTGCTCTCGCGATGGTCAGAGTCGGCCGATGCTCAGATCGTCGTCGGCGATCCGTGGCAGGCGCTCTATACTTGGCGCGGCGCGAGTCCCGAGATTTTCTCGGCGAGCGACGTCGATCATCGTCACCTACTCGGCAAGTCGTACCGAGTGCCGAGGGTGATCAGAGACGTCGCGCTTCGGTGGGCGTCGCAGCTTAGTGACTTTGCTGAGATCACGTACGAGCCGAGAACAGACGAAGAGAGCGGCGAAGTGATCGAAGGTCTTGCCGAGCCGATCCGTGGTTCGTGGCGATCTCCCGAGATGCTTGTCGAGTGGATCGATGAGCGATCGCGTCGCGGTCAGAGCGTGATGCTTGCCGGCTCGTGTGGCTATCACTTGCGACCGACGGTCGCGGTCTTGAAGGCGTTCGGCATACCGTTCGCGAATCCGTGGCGGCGTCATAATCGTCTCTGGAATCCTCTTCACGTTGGACGCGGCACGTCGACGACTGAGCGCGTCGGCGAGCTGCTCAAGCTGGCCGGTCAGCGTCGCGAGAGCTGGCTCGCTGGTTCACTCGCTAAGTGGATCCCGCTCTTGCAAGCCGAAGGCGTTCTGAAACACGGCGCGAAGGCGGCGTCGACAAAGCTCGATGCTGCGACCGAAATCACGGCCGACGAGCTTGCTCAGTGGTTCGTCGGCGAGTCGCTCGCACTCCTGCGATCAGCGATGAGCGGCGCGATTGACGTCGGCTCGCTGGTCGCTTGGCTCGTCGAGAAGTGCTTGCCGAAGTTCGCCAAGCAAGCCGACTATATCTCGCGGATCGTCGGTCGGTTCGGCGTCGACGGCGTGACGAAAGCGCCGAACGTCTTTGTTGGTACGGTTCATTCGTTCAAAGGCGGCGAAGCCGACGTCGTCGTTCTGTACCCCGATCTCTCAAATCGCGGTCTGCGTGAGTGGCTCGGCGAGCCGTCAGCTCGTGATAACGTCGTTCGCACGTACTACGTCGGCATGACACGAGCACGCGAAGAGCTGCGAATCTGTCAACCGTCGAGCGCGTACGCGTGCTCGGCTCAGGAGTACGTATGATGAAAATCGATCAAAGCTTTGAGCCATCTGCCATTGCACATGATCGCCTTGCTGAACTGTGGTCAATACGAAGCTTATTGACAAGCGAGGATCGTAGGTTGCTTGAACACATCGCCGACAAGGTCGGTCCCAGAGAGTTTCTTTCGAGAAGCAAACGCGAAGTAATCAATCGTATTTGGCGACAGGCGAAAAGGGACGGCTTGGTTTGTTACGAAGACACTCCAGGCTTAGATCTTCCTATAAGGTCAAAGGCATGTCAACACCGGTGGCATTTCGTTCATACCGTGTACGCGGGTAAACGTGGCGGCGCACGCGTTCGGCGGTACTGTCTGAAGTGTAAGCAGCGCCAAGTCGGTTTCATCAAATGGCGAGAAGAACGCACCGGCGACTTTGATCACGCGCCGTGGAGCGAAGATGATGAAATCTGAGATCAAGACAGAAGAGCCGACGGTTCTCGGCGTCAAGCGCGGCGATCTGGTGTTCATGGGCGTACCGAAGCGATCGAATACGATCGCCGGCGCTCGTGTGCTCGTCGCTGAAGTGATCGGCGAGATCGGTATCGACGAGAGCCGCAAGCAAGAGCGAAAGCTTGATCGCGTCGGCACCGGTATCGGTATCGGTACGTGGACGGCGATGCGTCGCAAGCTCTCAAAGCGAGAGAAGAGGGCGAGACGATGACCGAAGCGGCCGTTCTGAAGCGCGTTCGCAAGGTGCTCGACGACGTCGGCGGCTTCGTCGTTAAGATTCACGGCTCGCCGATGCAGCGTCGCGGGATGCCGGATCTTTTGTGGGTCTATCGCGGCCGTGCGATCTTCATCGAGACGAAAGGGGACGGCGGTACGGTCTCAAAGCTCCAGAGCAAGATCGCCGCGAAGCTCGCGTACATCGGCGGCGCTCGGTATTGGGCCGTCTGGCCGAAGGATCTCGAAGCGTTCGAGAGAGTTGTCCGCGCTACCGTGGAGGCGATCAATGATGAGCAAGATCGTACAAGATGATACGCCGTTGCGTCGTATTCGATATGATTGGCAGATGTGTCCCGCGCCGAAGATCGACGACGCGCGGCGTCTTGGCTCGCCGATGACAGTCGATCATTTTGGCCGGCGGGCTGTCGAGCATCGATTCACCGATCGGCGCGGTCGTTGGCAGACGTATCGACTCGTCGACGGCACAACCGGCAAATATTGGATTCGCTGGCAACGCGTCGATGTATGAAGGGAGAACGAGATGAGCATCCCGAGAAGTGCGTTCATTGACGCGAACGAGCGAGATCTTCACGTTGGCGATCGTGTTCGCTTTGTCTCGTCGGCGTATGGTGAAGACGAAGGCGTCGTGGAGTATATCTGGTACGGCTGCGAAGAGATGGTCGACGTCAGGCGAGCGACCGGCGAGCTAGTGACGCTCGGCATCGATCTTGATGACGTGCGTCGCGCTTGACTCATCGGCGCCAGTCGGTACAGTGGAGCGGCAAATCTGTCGCATGTGTAAGCATAGGCCAGAGCAAAGGAGAACGAGATGACTGAGAAAGAACTCGCAGTTCTCGACGCGGTTCTTGAGCATCGATCGAAGCTCGATCTAACTGTTCAAGAGACGCTCGACACGATGAACGCTCGTCGCGACGTGCCGGCGAGCAGTGTTCAGATGGAGGTCTTGAGCAAGACGGCTGAGAGTCTCGGCATCGATGTCGCTTCGATCAAGGCCGACGTCGCGGCATCAGAGAGCGAGCCGGCGGTGGAGCCGGCCAGCGATGGCGAGTCAGAGAGCGAAAGCGCTGAAAGTGACGCATCAGTCAAGGACACTAATAGCGACTTGCCGATTGATGACGACGACGCCGAAGATGACGGCTACATCGAAGACTGATCGTCGAACTCTTGGTCGATGAGCGGCGAGCGGTCTTGACTGCTCGCCGCTTTTATTGTATCCCTTTCTTCACGATCTCATCTCTTTGACGAAAGCGAGCACGTATGTCGAACGACGCCGAGCGTTCGGAGAACATCTCGTGGAGTCTCGAACTGATGCCGCTCTCGTCTCTTCGAGAGTGGCCAGACAATCCCAAAGCGCACGACATCGCGAAGATCATCGGCTCGTACGAGCGGTTCGGCTTTGTCTTGCCGGTCTTGCGAGATGAGGTGAGCGGCGAGATCGTATGCGGACACGGCCGGCTCGAAGCGCTCAAGACGATGAAAGCGAGTAAGCCGGCCGAGCCGCCGAAGCGCATCGAGTACGATCGCGGCGACTGGCTCGTTCCAGTCGTTCGCGGCGTGTCGTTTCCGAACGACGATGAGCGTCACGCGTACGCCGTCGCTGATAATCGACTCGTGGAGCGCGGCGACTGGGACTTTGAGAAGCTCTCGCTCTTGTTCACGCGGTTCGCAAAGCACGAAGTCGATACCGACGAGATCGGCTTCAGCGATGCGGAGATCGCGATCATGTTGCGGCTGAATTGGGATCCCGATAAGTTCAAAAGCAAGTCGCTCGGCAACATAGCATCGCAAGCCGGCGAGCGGCCGGCGATCTCGACACCGCCAGGCGGTCGACTCGTACCGTTTGCTGCGCGTGAGTGGGTCGAAGTTCAGCCGATGCTAAAGAAAGCGCGTCGACTTCTCGGCATGGTCGAGACCGGCATCGACGACGCGACTGTGATCGCGGCCGTTCTTGAGGACTGGCTCTTCGCCGAAGAGTAATGCACGAAAGGAGATCAGATGATGATGAGGATCGCACTGATGAGCACGCTTGCGGGCGTCGTTCCTGGCTGTCTGTTCTTTCAAACGCCGCCAGTAACGCAGATCGAAAAGTACGATCGGCGCGCCGCCGAGCTGATCGTCGAAGAGCTTGACGCCGGCGATCACTTCGTCGTCTCGCACTCGACGAGCGAGTATCTCAGATCAGAGCGGACGCACGCCGGTCTATTGTACAAAGTGATCTGGACGCGCGGCTTTGTCGTGCTCGCTGACGTCGTTGCTGATCTCGAACGGTGCGGCGAGCTGTCAGAGTATTCGCGAACAGGGAAGCGAGCGCTCATCTCGACAAAAGAGTGGGCGATTCAGGAGCTAGCGCCGGTCGATGTCGTGCCGATCATCGAAGCGGCCGTCGCTGGCGTTGGCGTCGACCCGTCAGAGCGGGAGGACGATTGATGGACCGCGCGATTGTGCTCTTCTCTGGCGGCGTCGACTCGACGGCGCTGCTCGCGTACTACGTCAAGACGTTCGGCGGTCACGTCACCGCGCTCAGCGTGAACTATGTCCAGCGACACGCCGTTGAGCTAGAAGCGGCGCGGCATATCGCTCGTCGGTTCGACGTCGAACAGTACGAGATCTCGCTCGAAGCGCTATCGCCGTTTTTGGGTGGCTCGGCATTGACGGATCCGGCGATCGACGTGCCGCTCGCGCCGTATTCTCCCGACGTCATCGATGCAATGACCGTGCCGGCTCGGAACGGTCTCTTCGTGATGCTCGCTGCGTCGATCGGTCTCTCGATGCCGTTCGACAAAGATGGCGACACGCTGTACGTCGCGATCGGTGCTCATGCCGGCGACGGCGCTGTCGGATACGCCGATTGCTCGTCGCGGTTCTGCGAGCTGCTCAGCCGTACGATGCTTGAGATTGACCGTCGCGATGTCATACTCGATGCGCCGTTCATTAAGCTCACAAAGGCGATGATCGTTCAGCGTGCCGTGACGCTCGACGCGCCGCTTGAACTCACTTGGAGCTGCTATCAAGGCAGCGCCGCGCAGTGTGGTCGCTGCGCGACGTGCCGAGAGCGCCGCAAGGCGTTCATTGAAGCCGGCGTTACTGATCGCACGGCGTACTTGGAATGATGGAGAAAGCGGTGGCTTGGAGAGGGCCGTTCAGGCACGTATACGAGATCGGTCGGCTCGCCGGTCAAGCCGGTCGATCTATTTCGTCGTGTCCGTACGAAGACAAAAAAACAGTGCGGGGACACGTGACGTTCGCGCGCGGTTTTCTCCGCGCGTGGAAAGATGGATGGCTCGCGGGCCGTGATGAGGTGACCAAGTCGTGACGACGGTGTATCTCGGCATCTCGGGAAGCTCGAAGCGCGATCAGTATCGACGCACGTTCGCTGAGCCGATCGACATTGGCGGCGAGCTAGTATCGCCGGCATTGATGACGACGTTCGTATATGCCGAGATGTACTTGCCGATCTTCCCCGAGCTGAGCTATCGCGAGTGGGTGCTTGATTCTGGCGCGTTCAGTGTCGCGAACTCACAAGCGGCTGCGCGTGCCGGTCTATCGCTCGAAACATACATCGAGTTTGCGAAGCGCATGCGAGACCGAGAAGAGCCACCGAGTGAGATCTATACGCTCGACGTCATCGGTGATTGGAAGGCGAGCGCCTACAATTTCAAACAAATCACGAAGGCCGGCATCGATGCGATCCCCGCGTTTCACTTCGGCAGTCCCGAAGACGTGCTCGTCGGTATGGCGAAAGATCACGAGAAGGTCGCACTTGGCGATCTGACCGGCTTCAAGGTCGCACGCAACATCATGCGCGACTGGATTTCGGCGTGCTTCTCGAAGATCTGGCCGAAGCGCGTTCACGGCTTCGGAATTACGAGCGAAGATCTCGTTCTCTCTGTCCCATGGCATACCGTCGACTCCTTCTCGTGGAACGTCGGGCCGGTCGTATATGGTCGCTTTCAGAACTTCGGCGCGAAGACGTTGCCGATTCGGCCGTACGGCCTGGATCTGTCGATGGTCGCGGCGCATTACCTTCGACTCGAACGGCGAGCGAAGCAAAGATGGAGCGAAACGCTCAAGGAGTGCGACTGATGCGCATGCAAGCGATTGGAACGTTAGTGTTTGTTGTCGGCTGTCTCGCTGGCATGATCGGTATCGTCGCGGCCGTCTTCGAACTTGACGACGTCGGTCGATATGCGATCGGCGCGATGGGTCTCTCGCTCGTGTTGTGTTTTTGCCTATTGGTACTCGGTCCGTCGAAGGAGGTCGACTGATGTACACGATCAAAGTCGAACACGCGTTCGACGCGGCGCATCACTTGCCCGAGTACGTCGGCAAGTGTCAGCGCGTTCACGGTCATCGCTGGCGAGTCGAAGTCGAATGGACGGCGAAGATCGCAATCGACGCCGGCTCCCGACGTGGCATGATCGAAGATTTTGCGAACTTGAAGTCGATTCTCAGAGAAGCGATCGACGAGTACGATCATCGCGACTTAAACGACTGTGCGCCGTTTTGCGAGCATGACATTCCGCCGACGGCTGAGATGATCGCGATTGCGCTGTTCACGAGAATCGATGTGATTTCTTCCAAGCTCGTACCGGCTCTGATATGCTCTCTGAAGTCGGTCACGGTACACGAAGGACCAGGATCGAGCGTCAAGTATGAGCCGAGTCAAGTCTGACATCGACAAGCGGTATCGCGTGAACGAGATCTTCGAGTCGATTCAAGGCGAAGGCGCTCTCGTCGGCACGCCGGCGCTCTTTATTCGCTTTGCCGGTTGTAATCTCGACTGTAAGCGAGATGGACCGGCCAGCTTTGATTGCGATACCGATCACTCGACGGCGATCGTGATGACGTCAGACGAGATCTTTGGGCCGTACGAGAAGACGAAGCGTCGATTCCCGCTTGTCGTCTTTACTGGCGGCGAGCCGATGCTCCAGCTCGACGAGCAGCTCGTCGCGAGAGCGTTCCGCTTGACGCAGCGCGTCGCCGTCGAGACGAACGGCACCCTACCGCTTTGCGCCGGCCCGAATTGGGTGACGGTCTCGCCGAAGACGTCGTTCGGCGAGCTGCAAGTGTGGTACGCTGACGAAGTCAAGATCGTACGACACGCGAACGATCACTTCGCCGGTTTACCGGATCCAGACGTGACAGGCTTGAACGCGTCGTTCTGGTATGTCTTGCCGGCTTGGCCATATACGAAGGAGGACGTCGAACATTGTCTGACACTCGCAAAACAGACGCCGCCATATCGTCTGGGGATGCAGGCGCACAAGCTGCTCGGTCTCCGATAGGCGGCGACTGCGACGAAATGGCGCGACGCGCGGCGACGTCGGCATTCATCGCTGACGGCCGTCGCGTATCGCTTGAACTCGCCGTTCACTCGATGCTCGAAGCGATCGGCGAAGATCCGAGTCGCGAAGGTCTCATCGAGACGCCGAGCCGAGTCGCGCGATTCTGGCGTGAGTTCACGACGATCGATGTGCCAGCCAGAGCGGAGAAGACGTTTTCGACGACGCACGTCGATCAGCTTGTCGTCGTGAGCGGCGTTGAAATCTGGTCTATGTGCGAGCATCATCTTCTCCCGTTCTGGTGCGATCTTACGATCGCATATCTTGCAAGTGATCAGCTCATCGGTCTTTCGAAGCTTGTACGCATCGCAAAGCGAAGAGCTGCGCGACTCCAGATACAAGAGCGGCTCGGACAAGAGATCGCCCAAGGCGTAATCAATGCGACCGACTCAAGCGACGTTGCCGTGATCGCTCGCGGCCGTCATCTGTGCATGATGATGCGCGGTGTCAAGAGCGATGCGACGACGACGACGTCGGCGATGTATGGTCGCTTTCGCGATGAGATGTCGCTCCGTACCGAGCTGGTGAACTTAGTTCAGCCGCTCAAGCCGCCGATATGAGGTCGAACAGATGAAGCATCTTCGGCCAGTGCAGAGGCAGGAACTCGAACGGCGTCGCGCGTTGCGACGCGATCGCATGGCTCAAGCGGCTCTCGTGCTCATACTTACCGTGATCGTTGTCGCGGTTGTTGCATTGGCGAGAGTACTATCTCAGGAGGTTTGATCATGGCTCATTTAGCAGCGACGCTAGCCGTTCCATCGGCTGACGTCCATCAAGGTCACGCGACACGTCGTCGCTTATGTAAGCGATGGACTGTCGACGGTTCAGCGTTTACGGATGACTCGATTCTGACGATCGACACGATCTCAATGGCCGGCTATAGCGGCGCGGCCGTCGGCGTGCTCAACACGACGAGTCAAGACGGTGACGTTCGTGTATACGCTGGTTTTGCATCGACTGATGGCGAGAGCGGCGTGACGACGTTGGTGCAGCTAACAACGATCGCGGCAACTATAGATACGCCTACGTTCATTGGTGCATGTGCAGATGGTTCGGCTTTGTTGGCAACGGTCGGCGAGCCGCCATGTCCGCCGTTCATTGTTATCGCATGCGAGACCGATGCCGAGACAGACGATACCGGCTCGATGGTAGTCGATCTCGTTTTGTTTACGTGATGCGATGACGTTCGTCGGTATTGTATTTGGTACGCTATTCGCGGTCGCTGGTCTTCTCGATCTGATGGTCGGCGACTCAACGCGTGCACTGATCGCGTGGCTCATCGCGTCGATATGGTTCATCGCTGCGAAGTTAGGCGAGCGCCGATTCGGCTGAGTTCATGGGCTTATCGAGCGCGTAGGTCAAAGCGCCTTCGCGCAAGTTAGTATTAGACCCCGTCTAATACGCCCAAGAACGCGGGTCGATGTGGCAGGAAAAGCCCATTTAGTGGGCCGAAAACGCGGGTCAGATTTGCTAGGTTCTTTGCGAGGGTTAGCGGGTGGGC